ATTGAATACACGAGTTTCCACAATCGCAGCAGGTTGATGTCAACATCATGCAATTCTGCAATCTCATGTTCATTCACGGGATTGCCCTCGCGAATATAAGAATTGATAACTTTCTTCAGTTCTTTAGATTGCTTTTCATTCACGAAAGTGCAGAGCGTTGACATCTGCCGTGCAAAATTACAAAGGTCTTCGATGTCATCGCGGTGAGGACAAATCTCTGTCCTGGGTTTCACAAACTTGCAATAAGGTGTATCAGTAATGATAAACTTCATTGGACTTGCTACAGCATCACGCAAATCAGAATCTGCGGTGTAAACTGTATGCGGAGCAATGATAATATCCTGTGTGATTACCTCATCAAAGATATATGTGATGGTGTTAGGTGTATATGCTACACCAAAACCGAACCCGATGAAATCACCCTGATAAATGCCACCCTTAGGGTCAGGCAAATAATCAAAACATGCGTGCAGAATCTTTGCTACATTTCCACTGTGGTTAGCATCAATATCAGCATGTGATTCATTGATCTTGATCTTTACTTTGTTGAATACACTTTTGGTGCCAACAAAGAAATTACCAGTCGCAGGATTAGTGCCCCAAACAATAGCGGGAGCACCATCAATCTTGGTCGAAAGGTAACTATCACCAGTGAACCAATCAAGTACAGAGAGATCACCAGTGAGAATGGTGTCTTCTGGGTGTTCGATGTGAGTGTTCTTCATACTATAGGGACACTTTAGAGGTGAGTAATATTATTTCATTGCAAATAGGAGTGGATTTTTTATTCTTTCCTCTGCGATTTTGAAGTATTCAGCATCACTTTCCATCCCAATAAAATTTCTATCTGTGTTCATACATGCAACACCAGTTGTACCTGATCCCATAGTATTATCCAAGATGGTATCACCTTCATTGGTATACGTCCTGATAAAATACTCCATCAGTCCAATAGGTTTTTGTGTAGGATGCAGACCTTTTTCTTGTTTGAACTTTAACACTGTCTTAGGGTATCTTGATCCCTCTGGGTTATCACGGTGTTTGGATTGCTGTTTACCATAAACCTCACCAATCTTTGCCGTATCTGACTTAAACCCACTGTACGGAGTTGAATACCACATCTGAGGATTATAGGTAGGTTTCTTTCTATAAAACACCAAGATGTTTTCATGACTCTTAAGAGGCATGACTTTGGCGTTCATAGGATTAGTTCCTTGTGGTTTCTCCCATATCCATTCATACTTGAAATCTCTCAAGTTTGATGCAGCTAGAACAGTGGTAAATGGTTGTGCAGCAGTGAATACCATTGCAGCATCTTTTTTACAGATTCTATTATATTGTTCCCACAACTTGTCCAATGGAATGATACTATCCCACTTGCAGGCAGTTGTACCATAGGGCAAATCTACCAGCAACATATCAACAGAATTGTCTGCAATAGTAGGCAGCAATTCAAGACAATCACCAAGCAGAAGATTTACCATTCAGCAATATCCTTTACAAAATCACATTCTAACAGAGCAGCAGTATTTGTGCAAATGTAGTCATCGTTGCCGACTTTCTTACCACCTTGTTGCACATTGAAATAGCAATTATCACTCTTCAGGTGTGCTTCAAAGTCTTCCTTAGTGATAAACACAACGCGAAGATCTTCTTCTTCAGGGTTAATACCACAGAAGATAAGACGCTCCCAGTCTTTACCAACAGAAACGTGATTGATCATAAACTTATCTTTTGTCACACCACCTTTCTTATTACGAGTAGCAACAGAAAACTTAATCTCAGTGAGAATATCATCAATCACACGATCATGTCCTGCTGTAGATGTCTTTGCCTTCTTAACATCATGCCCAGCAAGTGTCATCAATTTAGATACAAACACCTCACCCCATGCACCCTTTTGCTTAGGAGACATGAACACATAACGATCAAAAGGAGTGTCTTCCCAAGGATCTTTCAGATTGTCGTCGATATATTCACGGAGAGATCCATCAGCGAAAATTGGGTGTTCGATGTGAGTGTTCTTCATACTACAGGGACACTTTAGAGGTGAGTAAGATTATTTCAATGGAAGTTTTGCTACTGATTTACCCTTACGGTGTCGTTCAATAAAGTTCATTGCAGATTGACGATTGCGACACTCTTTGATAACTCTGCCTTGATGTATGATTGCTAGCTTTACATTGCTGCCCATAATTGGCACAGCAGCATAACACAATGGGTCTTCATATTTACCTACCATAAACCCCTCTTCTATGGGTTTTGGTTCTAATATACTGCTCTTTTGTTGTGTGATTTTCATATCAACGAATCATACCAATTTGACACAGAGTTTCATACACATTCTTCGTGTTGAACTTCTTAAGGTTTTTCTGTGCAATCGTGTGCTTATATGAACCAACAACCTCTTTGCTCATGTTAGTTGTCATTGTTTCACACAGATACTCATGGGAAGCAATATCAAAGAAGAAATCTTCTGGGGCAACACCAAACAGGAAGGCAAAGTCATAATCTACATCTTTACGCAGTCCATTGAATTGATGGCAACCGTTGACATCTTCAGTTGCAGTCTTCACCTCAATCTTATACTCACGTCCGTCAGGCAGTGTTGCCAAAATATCATATTCTCCTTTGCCTTTGTTGATAACACGGCACTGAACTTCGTCTCCATAAACTTCAGTCAGAATAAGGAGAATAGAAGTAGCAACAACACTCTCACCTGCATCACCTTGAGGAGTCTTGCTAGCATATTTCCAAATGTGATTCTTCTTGTTCAACCATTTGTTATTCTCTGCCTCACGTTCTGCCAGGCGTTCGGTATTCTCTTCCAGCACATCTGCCAGGTTGATGTTGCTCAGGTTGATTGCAGTCAGCATGTCGTCGGTGCCTTGTATCATAGGGACAGTTTAGAGGTGAGTAACATTATTAGCAAGCACTTTGCAGTGAGTAAATTTTATCAACTGGTGTCTCACTGAAAAGATTTACAAATGATTGTTCTTCCTCTGTTAGTTGTGTTTTTGAGATACCATGTGGAAGGTATCGAAACAACTTAGAATCATTGTGGTTATAGTCTTTCATTATGGTCAACATCAGTTGAGCAATGGGTGAACGAAGGTCATCAATATATTCATCCATGTTTACATCTTCCATTGCAATTACAGTGTGCTTGGGTGATGCTCCATACTCTCCATTCTCGTCCTTGATAAAGTATTTGATGTGATTATTGATCTCAAAAGAGTTAAACATT